CTCTAATAGTCCTACTAATTCACCTTATACAGCAATAGAAGTAATGCAAACAAGTGGTCTTATTTATACTTGGGATTCTAATAAATTAATGTCTAATTGTGCCTTTGCCATTTTACATTTAACCTATAATCAAACTGCTGGAGTAACAGGATTACAACAAACCAAATTTCAAATAACAAGTAATGTTTCTTCTACTGGTGATGTTATTTATGATTATTTAATTAACACTAGATATGGCGGTGCAATTCCACCTGCTCAAGTTGATATAAATTCTTTAAATGCTTTAACAGCATATTCAGAAGAAAACTTTACTTACATTCCTTATGATGGTGGTTCTGCTACACAAAAAAGATTTGAGTTTAATGGTGTAATTTCTACTACTAGAACTATTATGCAGAACTTACAGGATATGGCATCTTGTTGTGATTGTTTACTTAAATATTCTGAAATGTTTGGAACATGGGGGGTTATTGTACAAACTCCTGCTTATGAAGTTGCTATAGCATTAAATGATTCTAATATTATTTCAGGCATAACTACATCAACATTAGATATTGCTAATTCATTTAATATTGCAGAAGTTAAATTTCCTGATAACTCAGCCCAAGATGCTTTTAACACATCTATATTTGACCTTGCAGAAATAGCACCTGAATTACTTTATCCTAATGAACCTGTAAACAAACAAACTATATCTTTACCTTTAACTAATAATTCTGTAACTGCTCAATATTTAGCAACTAGATTTTTAAAATCAGTTCGTGAAGATTTACAACTTCAATTTAGTATTAATTATATTGGTCTGCAATTAGATGCAGGTGATATTGTTTCTGTTACAAATACTAATTATGGATGGACTGCTAAATTATTTAGATGTCAAAAAGTAACTCAATCATTTTCTGATAGTGGACAAATTACAACTAATTTAATTGTTACTGAATTTAATCCTGATGTTTATGATGACACAAATATAACTCAGTTTACTCCTGCTGATAACACAGGCATAGGCAATCCAACATTTTTTGGAGTACCACCTATACCAACTATTTCAGGTCAGCAACCAACAGCAACTAATCCATCATTTCAAGTTAATGTAACTACAAGTCCATCAGGTATAGTTCAGTATGCAGAAATATGGTATTCGGCTTTTGCATCACCTACAGCAGAACAAAGAATTTTTGCAGGAACAACTGCTATACAAAGTAATGGCAATCCGTATGACATTAATACGGCTATGCCACCAGTTACAGTATCTGATATTCCATCAGGTAATTGGTATTTCTTTAGTCGTATGGTTAATAGTTTGGCATCTTCTATTTTTAGTTCTAATTCTGCTTTATTGCAATGGCGACCAAGCACTTTTCAATATACAAATCAATATTTAGCAGTTGCTTATGGCACAAGTATTATAGGAGCAGGTTTTAGTTTTAGCCCAACAAATAAAACTTATTATGGATTGGCAAATGTAACAACTACAACTTTGCCACCTAATGCATCAGATTACACTTGGTATCCTGCTGACCCAGTTTTTGGAACAATTTGTTTTTTACTTTACTCAAATAGAACAGGTAGAAAATTTAGTTTTGCAACTGGTCAAGCAGGATATGCCGCAGGTTCAGCATCTTTTGTTCCAACAAGCATTTCTGTTTATGACCCAAGTATATGGCTTGGATTGCCTAATGGAACAAACATTATTAATTTGGATGCTAGAACAGGTCAAGTTCTGCAAACAGGAACAACTACAGTTGGAACAGGGCAAATTGGTATTACAAACAACCCTGATGGTACTATTGTGGCAGGATTACAACAGTATTTAGATTTTGGTGGTCCTTATGTAAAGACATCTGCTGTAGCCACATTAACCATTGATATTTATGGGCGAGTAGTTGGCTTTGAAGAACCTGATGCTTTTTACTTTACTAAGCAGTCTTTTACAGCAACTTCAAGTCAAACAGTATTTACTGTCACTAGAGGTAGCGGTTATGTATCAGGACAATGCCTAGTTTTACAGAATGGGCTTTTATTAGATACGACAGAATATACGGATACTGGTGGCACAACAGGCACAGTAACCTTGTCTGTGGGTGCTACAACAGGCGATATTATTACTATAATTTCTGTTAAATCTAGTAATGCAACTACTGGAGTTTATGTGTCATTTAGTAGAAATACGGCTACTTTAACAGACCAATCCACCTATACAGCATCAGGATTTACTTTGGTTGATGGGTTAGAATTGTTGTTTTTAAATGGCACAGTTGTTAATAGTCAGGACTATAATATTACTGGACAAGATATTACTTTTATTGCAGAAGCAAATGGTGATTTACAGATTATTCAATGGAGTTTAAATAATTTAAGTGTAGCAAATGGAACACCAGTTAATGTAGATACATATACAATTATTGGACAAACACTATATCCATTTAATTTTAATCCAAATGCCTTTAATTTGTATAATAATGGAGTATTGCAATTAACTGGAACAGATTATACAACAGCAACAAATACTTTTACTTTGACCACAACACCAACTAGCATTAGTAATATTTTGACTCAGCAGACATTTACAAGAACAGGAGCAGTATGACCCAAGCCTTTAATCTCAGTCAATTAGCAAATAAGGTTAATTCTTCAGGTCAGTTAAATGCTTCTACTGGTTTAACAGGAGTTGCACCTGCATCTAATACATTAACTACGACAAACTTTACTATTGAAGAATCGGGCGGTAAATTACTTTTTAAATATGGTGCTACTTCTATAGCATCATTAGATTCAACAGGAGTATTAACAACACTTGTATCAAATGTATCAGGTGGAACACCATAAGGAAATATTATGCCAATAACAGTTAGCGGTACCAGTATAACTTTTAACGATGCGACAGTTCAAACAACTGCTCCATCTGCTTCTTTTTCAGGTTCAACTACAACTACAGGTAGTAGCGCATTAACTTTAACTTCGGCTTCTACTCAGTATCAAGTTGTTCAAATTAGTAGTTATGCAAACTCAATCGTTAATTTGCCTAATGCAACTACTTTAACAACTAAAGGTTTTGCGCCTTATGTAATTGCAAACAACAGTCCTTTGGGCGCACAATTAACTATAAAAAATAATGCAGGAACAGTAATCGGCGCATTGGCGGCAGGAAGATTTTGTACAATTGCTTTAACAGATAATTCTACTACTGCAGGAACTTGGGCTATAGAAGAAGCAACTAGTGGTCAAGCAGTTGCAACTATTAATGATGCAAGTTTTACAACTGCGACACAAGCGGTTTCTTATAAACCATATTATGTTGGATTAACTTCTACATTGTTTGTGAGAATTTGGATAAATAGCCCACAAACTGCTAGTACTTTAAATATTTATTATCAAGCATTTACTATATCAGGTAGCACTATAACAGCAGGTGCTATTGCTAGTGATAATTTGCGTGCCGCAGGGGGTTCTACTCTTGGGGTTGTAAAACCAATAAGATTATCAAATACTGCTTTTGTAGTTTTAAGAGGCACTAATTTTACTCAAGATGATGGGGGTTGGACTAATTCGGGAGAGGCTGTTGTTTATACTTGTACAGTATCAGGAACAACAATAACAAGAGGAACGGCATCAACTTTAGTATCTTCAGCCTTAGGTAATATTCAAAATGCAACTCTTTATGCCGCATATAATGGGAAATTAACAAGATTGTCTGATACATCTTATGCGGTTACTTATAATTCTGCTATTGATGCTAGTTATGCAACACCTGACCAATATAGTGGTTCTTTAGCCTGTAAAATAATAACAGTTAGTGGCACAACACAAACAGTAGGTACAGCAGTAAATTTAGGAACTAGTACATATACACAACCTATTTCAATGTGTGCTTTATCTTCTACTTTAGCATTTGTTTGTTATAACCAATGGTCATTAGGTGTAACAACAGCAACAACTAAAATGGTTACTATTTCAATATCAGGAACAACACCTACTTGGAATACTCCTGTGAGTTTAGATACTGCTAGAACAACTGCTTATGGTGTTACAAATAATGTAAATAATGCTGTTGCAGTTTCTGCATCACAAGCAATATTTAGCACAATTTATTCAACAGCAGAAGCATCAATAGCAACCACAGTACCAACATTTGATATGCAAATTCAAAATACATTTAATTGGATGTATTTAACAGGTGCAAGCACTATTTTTAATGGTACTAATTATTTATTTCCTGTTACTGGTGGATTTACTCAATCTGCAAATATTACTACTGTTTTACAAACTAATGCTACTTATTCAAATGGAAGTTTATCATCTCCTTTAGGCGCACAACCAACAACTGCATGGTGCGGTGATATTAATACATATCAAGCGGTTTTAATAGGAACAACACAATGAACATAATTAAAGAAATAGCAACAGATATTGTTTGGTATCAATCCCAAGAGCCAATTACAGAACTCAATAATAATTATTTTGATGTTATTAATACTGGAATACCTGTAGATGGGTTTCAAGTAATTTTTAATGCAAATGATTTAACATTTCAAGCATTTTTTCCACAAACATATACTTATATTGATGGTGTTTGGGCTATTGGAAATCAAACATTTTATGATGAATATTATGATGAATTATATGCAACAACAGCAAAACCTGTCCTTTTAAAAAGAAACTTATTACTGCAAGAAACTGATTGGACACAAATACCAAACAACCCATTAACAACACAACAACAAGAAGCATGGGCAGTTTATCGACAAGAATTAAGAGATATTACTTCTGAGCCAAATTATCCATTTACAGTAGTATTCCCTAATCCACCAAGTTAATATACAATAATAAAAACAATACAAAACATGATTCGTGGCTCTGTAAGGGTATAGGGCTATTAACTAAGGGTAGAGAAATCATGGCAATCTTTAACAAGAACTCACTTACTCAGGTGAGTGGATTTGACAATCCAATTATTGCAGGGGAACTAGTATGGGAACAAAGCACATACTGGAATTTAACTATTACTGGCAATGATGAAGAAACTCCAATAGACCTTACTGGTGCAACGATAGATGCTCAAATTATTCGTAGAGCCATGTCTAACATTACAGATACTCGCAATGGTCTTACTTTTGATATAGCAAACTATGACCCACCACCAAGTCCTGTTGCACTTTCTATTACAAACAGAAATGATGCTACAGGATTTTTTACTTTAGTTATAGATGACACGGCATGGAGTTTGATTGATACAGACCCCGAATTAGATATTAATGCTGTAGATTGTGTAGGATTTTCAGGCAGAATTAAGATTAGTTTCCCTGCAGGTGGTGGCAATCCACAAAATGATTACATTATCTTTTTACTATTCCTAGTAAGAAGTGATGGCATAGTAGTGGAGTCCTAAATGGGAAATATGAATGTAACAGTTGTAGACCAAAACAATGTAAATATTGCTGTAACAGAAACACCAAATCAAGTTATTACTATTGATAGGGGATTGCTTGGACCAAGTGGGTTCTCAGGCTATTCAGGTTA